GTTTGAAACAATCATCATAGATACTGCTGATGTAGCATATGATTATTGCGTAAAATATGTATGCGATAATGCGCCTCGTGCAGATGGTGGTTTTGGAGTAGATAGTGTAAGTGATATTCCTTATGGTAAGGGATATGGTATGGTATCAAAAGAATTTGATGACAATCTTCGTTCTATTGTTCAGATGGATTATGGTCTTGTTATGATTTCGCACTCAATTGATAAGACTTTTACAGATGAACAAGGCAAGGAGTTCAATAGAATTGTACCTACCCTCGATAGAAGAGCCAAGAATATCGTATCTAGAATGGTAGATATTTACGGATATGCAAGAGGGGTTACAGAACCCGATGGAAGTAATGTAACAAAACTTTTCCTTCGTGGAACTCCAAGATTTGAAGCTGGTTCAAGATTTAAGTATACTCCAGATTATATAGATTTTAGCTATCAAAACTTAGTAGAAGCTGTTGGTGAAGCTATTGATAAGCAAATGGCTGAAGATGGTAAAGAATACTTTACTGATAAAAAGCAGAATCTATATATAGATACTTCTAAAGAACTTGATTTCGATGAACTGATGAATGAGTTTAATGATATTATTCAAGGTATCATCGGAACAGCCTCAGACGAAGAAATGCAAACTTATTGGCAGCCAAGAATTACCAGTATTACTGATAAACATCTTGGTAGGGGTCATAAGGTTGGTAATATGTCAAGAGAACAAACTGAAGCTCTTTCATTAATCGTAGAAGATATGAAAGACCTTGTAAAAAGCAAATAACAATTAAGCAGGTGTAAATCACCTGCTTGATTTTTTTATAAAAATATGCTAAAATATTATTAGAAAGGTAATAATATATGGCAAAAGCAATTGTAAAGTGTCCTTATTGCGGCAAGTCCTTCGATCGACTAGATCCGATGATAAAATTCATCAAGATTGGTCGTAGATATGCTCATGTTAAGTGTTATAATGAACATGAAGCAACGATGACTCAAGAAGAAAAGGATTTGAGGGATTTATATGCTTATATTAAGGACTTATTAGGTGTTGAATATAATTTTAAAAAAGTAGAGCATCAGATTAAAGAGTATAAAAAGTATAAGGATGGCAATGAGATTCCTTATACTTATTCTGGTATGCTCGCTTCTTTGCGTTGGTTTTATGAAGTAAAGGGTAATAGTAAAGAAGCTGCGAATGGTGGTATAGGAATTATACCATATATTTATAATGATGCGAAAAAATATTATTATAATTTATATTTAGCGCAACAAAAAAATAAACAGGTTAAGAATTATATTGCGGCAGTAGAGGAAATTACTATCCCGCCGCCAGAAATGTTACAACCAAAACCAAAATTATGGTTTGATGATGAGGAGGACGATGAATGAGTAGATATACAGATATACCAGCTACAATGCAAGTAATTGGAGCAATATATCAGAATCCTTCTCTGTTGGATAATGAAAAATATAGCTTTAACCAAGAAGATTTTACAGAAGAATTTCATCAAGTATTATTCGGTTCTATCTATAATCTGCATGCACTTGGTGCAGTAACAATAGATGAAACAACTATTGAAACATATCTTGAACAAAGACCAAAAAAGTTAGCAATTTATAAAACTAACAATGGTAATGAATATCTTAAAAAATTAAAAGAAACAACTCAACCCGCAGCTTTTAATTATTATTACAACAGAGTTAAGAAGATGACTCTATTCAGAATGTATAAAGAACAAGCGGGAATGGATTTATCTTGGTTATATGATATTGATAATATCTTTGACCAGAAAAAGAAACAAGAACAAGAAGATTGGTTAGATAATACATCAATTGATAAAATTGCAAGTATTATTGATGGTAGAATCGAACAAATTAAAGCTAAGTATGTTGACAATGCAGATACTAGTTTTTCACAAGCTGGAGATGGTGCTGATGAACTGATTGATAGATTAATGACCATTCCAGAAATCGGTTATCCTCTTTATGGAGATTTAGCAAACGCAATCACAAGAGGAGCGAGACTAGGTAAATTATATCTTAGGTCTGCCGCAACCGGTGTAGGAAAAACAAGAGCGATGATAGCAGATGCTTGTACTATTGCTTGTGGAGAATTATATGATAAAGAAAAACAGGAATGGATTTCTAATGGAACAAAAGAATCTGTAGTATATGTTACAACAGAGCAACAGACAGATGAAATTCAGACAATGATGTTGGCTTTTGTGTCCGATGTAGATGAAGATCATATTCTGTATAATAAGTACCAAGATGGAGAACTTGAAAGAGTTAGAAGGGCGGCGGCGGTGCTGTCGGATTCCAATCTCCAGATAAAAAGACTCCCTGACTTTGGACTCCAGGATATTGAGAATGTAATCAATTTTAGTGTAAGAGAATATGGTACAAAGTATTTTTTCCACGATTATATTCATTCAAGTATGAAGATTTTGTCTGAAGTATCTGGTAAGAGTAGAGTTGAAGGATTAAAAGAATACAATATCTTATTTATGATTGCTGTTAGATTAAAAGATTTGGCGGTTGAGCATGGAATATTTATTGAAACTTCAACTCAGTTAAATATGGAATATAGAACTGCACAAGTATATGACCAGAATCTGCTTCGTGGTGCAAAAAGTATCGCGGATAAGATTGACTTAGGTGAGATTATGCTTGATGCAAGCACAGAAGATATTGAAGCGATGAAACCACTTCTTAGTCAGAATGGTTTTCCAACACCAGATACAAAAATATCTGTTTATAAAAATAGAAGAGGTAGATATAAAGATGTACTTATATGGTGCGTATCCAACAAGGCAACTTGTAAGATTACCCCAGTATTTGTAACAGATTATCAATATGGATTATTAGATATTCAACCTTTGAAAATTAATATTAGAGAGGAGTCTGCGTTTTGAGTTGCGATTATTATCAAATTTATATAGATAATGTATGTATAGCTAAATATGTAACTTTAGACTATGCTGTAATTTTTACTAAAGCTATTTTTAATGAATTCTATAATGAAATAGATTTAAAAGTAACAGTGCAAAAAATGAATTTTAATACAGAGGCATGTGATGGCTAACGAATATGTATGTAGTAAATGTAAAAAGTCTGGCTCTAAAAAGAGCATCCCATACAAAATCGTTTATGATACAGATGGTATGAGTGTGAAATTTATAGGCCAGCTTTGTGAAGATTGTTATAGAAAGATATTTAATCAAAATGAGCAGAAAGAAACCACAGAAACAACCGAATAGACCGAGAGTACATACAGCCAAACAATCTGTAAGAAGAATGGAGTGGTTCATAGATGAGACTCCCGCAGTGGGTAAAAAATGTAAAATTTGTGATGAAATATTTTATTACAATTTAGATACAGAAATTTTTTGTCCAGTATGTAAAAAGACATTAAAGAAACTAATTATTCAGAATATAGAATGAAGTTCAATAAAGACGAAATTAAAAATTCATTATCAATAGAGCAAATAGAAGATATTGTGGCAGAGTTAGGCGGCGAGCCTAGATCTATGGGTTCGTTTTTAACCTGCCGCACTATTTGTCATGGAGGCGATTCTCATAAGCTATACTATTATGATAACACAAAACTATTTAAGTGTTTTACAGAATGTGATGAAACCTTTGACATCTTTGAACTAATTCTTAAGATCAAAAAGCGTGAGGGTGAAAAATGGTCTTTATATAATGCTATGATTTATGTTATAAATTTCTTCTCTCTTGATTTTGAAGGAGATTTTTACAACGAGGCTCAGTCTTCACCAGATTGGCAAATTTTTAGCAAATGGGCCAAATCACAGTTTACTGATGACAAACAAAAAATCATTGACCTCAAAATTTATGATGATAAAATTTTGAATAATTTACCTCAGCCGCGGATAATGAACTGGGAACGTGAGGGTATTACACGCGAAGTGTGTCTTGCAAGAAATATTCATTATGACCCAAAGAACTATGGAATTGTTATACCTCACTATGATATAGACAATAGACTAGTTGGAATTAGAGAACGAACTGTTGTTAAAGAAGATGAAGTATATGGTAAGTATAAACCAGCAATTTTGAATGGTAAAATGTATAATCATCCTCTTGGCTATAATTTATATAATTTAAATTATTCAAAAGAAGCAATTAAAAACATTCAAAAGGCTATTGTATTTGAGGGTGAGAAATCAAGTTTGCTATTTGCAAGTTATTTCGGGGTTAATAATGATATATCTGTTGCTTGTTGCGGCAGTAGCTTAATTTCATACCAGGTTGAATTGCTCCTCTCACTCGGTGTTCAAGAGATTATCATAGGTTTCGATAAACAGTATAAAGAGATTGGCGATAAAGAGTGGAAAGCCTGGACTAAAAAAT